GACGTATTCTGTACTTGCATTAGTTGCTGCTGTTTGCTGAGAACCAGTATTTACAGTCCTTTTGATTGTATTGGTTACTCTTAAACCATAATTAGCCATATTTATCTCCTAATTACAAATGTTACTAATAATTTTTTAGTTCCTGTAGAACCACCATCTGTAATCATTTCGATAGTTCCATCTTCTTCAACTCTATTAGCTGCTGTTGGTTCTGCTGAGTCTACAGTACCTGCTGCTGATCCTGAATGTGCAACTGTTATGCCACCACCTGTTACAGCAGTACCACCAATCTCGAAAGTTATTGCAGCATTACCACCACTTATAGCACCTTGTAGTGCTGTTATGATTTTAATTATTCTGCCACCATCAGGAACTGGTACAAACGTACTTGATGCAGTAGATATATCTTCTATCTCTGCTGTTATAAAATAATCGTTTAATGTTCTCATTAAATTTCTCCATGTCAATAACCCTCGTTCCGAAGCGATACCTTCTTCAAGGTCATTATTAATTTGGTATCAAAAGTGGGGGAGCAAAAAAACAAGGATAAAAGCTCCCCCTAACATATATATCAGGATATATGAATTTTATTATGAAGTTGTTAAGTCAGCAATAGTCGCTGATGATGCTTCATTTTTAGCAACAAGTGTCCATTCTGCCAAGAGTAATCTCTTTTCAGCATCACCTGTTTTCGCTAGTTCTTGTGTTTGGAAAGGTCTTAAAAACCCTGTAGCAAACATTTCAGTATCTACCGCTAAAGCACTTCTTCCAGAAGAACGAAGGAATCTATCGGCAATTACTCTAACTTCTCCGAAGTCTGAAACGTAAACGTCAATAGTAGCCACTAGACTTCTATCTTCCGCCATGTCCATACGAGTTGAGTTGCCTGTAAATCCAGATACTTTTTGTTTGTTGAAAGAACCAACTAGCAATAAGTCAGGATCACCGCCATTGTCAAAACAGCTTTTTAGTTCTGTTTTAAGTATTGACTCAGTTAAAACTCTTTGTGTGCCATCTGTTACAGAGCCACTAGAGTTTGAACCACCTGAACCATAACTGTTGTTGGTTACTGTCCAAGATTCAAAACCTCTTGACTTACGAGCCGAAGCTCCATTGCCAGAACCTGCTGTTGCATCGTTCTTGCCTGTCAAGTCTAGTTCCATATCTCTTTTGAGTTCTTTCCCTGCTTTCGCTATTTGATAAGCTAGTTCAGAATCTCTACCTGCGTGATCAACTGCTTCTTGTGTACCTGAAACCATAACCGGTTTGTAAGATATTTGAGTGTGATTAAACACCCTAGTTGTAGCTGATAACGCAGCGCTTGGAGAATCATCTCCTTCGATTTGCGCATTTGAAGCTGCTGATGCTAGTGAGTCAGTTTGCCATTCGTGCTTAGTAGCAGTCGCATCACCTACACCGATAGATGACATGAATGGTGTGTCTGTTGGAGAGATATCGTAGATAATATTCTGCAAGTCCTCTTTATTTCCCACAGCATCATAGGTTTCAAATGTGTTTGATAATTGCGCCATTTTTACACCTCTGTGTTAAAAGTTAAGTATTGTCGATTAAAGCATGGATTTAATTAATGACGCAGCGTCATCAACTTTACCACTTCTCCTTAATCTGCTCTTTTGTCGCTTCACTTTCTCTGTATCTATATCTGATTTTGTCGTTGAAGTTCCGGGTTTAGTAACTTTAGGCACTACTTTAGATTTTTTCTTAGCAATCTGAGTTTTTTGAAGCTGGTCGTACAACATGGCATCGTAAAGTATCTTTACCGCCCTTGCATCAACCATCGAATCAATCTCTTGCTCAGTCAAACCTTGATCCATAGCATATTTTCTGATGCTATTTTGTATTTTAGTACCTTCATCTGCATGGAAATAGTTTGGTATTTTGTCAGAAATAATCTTCTTGTTTTCACTTAAAGTTTCTTGCCATTTCTTCTGAAACTCAATTTTTTTAGCTTCTTCGACTTTGTTCTTTTCATCAGCAACTAATTTTTGTTGCTTTTCAAGATCATCTAATCTGCCTTTTTTGAGTAAATAATCAGTTGGATTCTCTACCCTGAGTCTTTCCCAATCGGTTTTTTCTAAAGTTTTAAGTTCAGAACCAACCATATCGTCAAGTTTTTCAAGTTGAGAAATGTAACGATCCCTTTCTTGCCGAGTCGCAGCTAATTCTTCATCAGCTTGTTTGCGTTGTTCGGACAATACTCGTGTCTTGTGTGTGTAATCAGCTTGTCTTGAATAACCTGCTCTAAGTTCATCGAGAGTAACCTCAACATTTTTACCATCGACCTTGATGGTGTATGTTTCTGGTTTCTCAACTTCCTCAGTTGGTTGTTCATCAACAATGTTTTCAACATCTGCGCTAGAAATTAGCTTATCATCTGTTTCTGTTTGTACTGATTCGGCAACATCATTTGCCTGTTCGACTACTTCATCCTGAGTAGTCATTTCTTCTTCGGTGCTTTCAGATTGTTCTTTCGAGTTCTGCATGACTCCGAGAAGTGCTTTCTGTGCTGATTCAACATCAGTTACAGGAATTCCTTTGTGTTTGCTTTCTTTAGTTGGTATGTTATCACTCATTTTTTATCTCCCTTACGTTCATCTTCTAGTATCTGTCCATTTTCGACAGTTTGCACTAGGTTGTTTTTGACCTCTAAAATGGCTCTTTGCTTATGGTAAAGCGCTTCTCTGCCTTCGGTATCTTTGATTTCAGTAGATATCCATTGTTGATATCCATTGTTCAATACAGAATTGAAAGCAGCAACCATCTGGGGATTTTCAAGTAATAACTTGGCATCTTGTCCAGCTTTAATTTGCTGATCTTTTTCAGTCATTTTGTTCTCCTATCTGTTTGATTCTATCCACTACATAAGTGGGTATAGTTCTTCTCCCAGTAAGATATCCCTTAATTTTATTGACAGGTATGCCTGTTTTAAGGAACAGCTCATTGATTGAAACTCGGTGTTTCAACATCAAGTGTTGTAATTCGTATTTAGTAATTTTATTTTCTTTTTGCAAATGTTTTAACATTCTTTGGTTTTGGTCCTGTATTACCTGCTGCTCTTTTTCTCGATACAGCAGACCTAATTTGCGATTTGGTCATTCTTGCAGCTTTTGAAGCAGGTACACATTTAGGGTATTTGCGCCCACTTCCTTTAGACCTACCACATTTATTGAATCCACCACCTTTTTTTGGTGAGCCAATATCAACCCAGTTTTCTTTGAACCACTTGGTCAAACCGCCAGTAGACCTAGCCACTCCTGTAGCCCCCACCTCTTTTTTTGTAAGTCCTTACAAGCCAAGCATTAGCATAAGCAGAGGGATAAACTTTAAACTTTCTTTTGGCTTCTGACTTTACCCTTGAATACAAAGCAGGATTGGTAGGTATATTACGACCTTTTTTTCTTGCTTTTTTTGCCATTTTTTATGACACCTCTGCCTATTAATACGTCTTTTTTGGTTATTTTTCCATCTTTGTTAAGATCAGGAAATTTTTTTTTCCTTTTTTTCATGCTCTAGCTACCTTCTTTGCTCTTGCGGATAAGTCTTTAAAATGAAAGACAGGTTTCGATGTTTTGCTGTGTGTCTTGCCTGTATGTATTGATCCATTAGGCATTTTATGAACAGCTCCTTTGAACTCCTTGCCTGTCCTAAAATAATGCTTAGTACCTGCTCCCATTAGCAACTACCTATTTTCGTTTTCTTTTTCTTTTTCATCATTTTTTTCTTTGGTCTGCCTTTTTTAGAACCATAAGTTCCTGTTCCCATTGGACACATAGTATTTCTCCTAAAATAAATTTAATATCTCTTGCATGTTATTGCTTACAAGCGCAAATACAATGACTGCTCCATAAACAATATACTTGAATCTGAATATCTCAATCTTGACATCTCGCATATCTTTCTCGATATGTTGCAAATGATTGTTTTTTATATCGCTTATATCTTTTTTGATAATCTCGATTTCGAGATTGAGTTCGTTTAAGTCTTTCATGCTAGTGGCAATCTTTTTCTTTTTGGATAGAGGTTAAGAGCCATAGCAACCGCTTGTTTTTGTGGTTTACCTTCTTTTCTTAGTATTCGTATTTTTTTTGAGATGAGTCTATTTCTGCTCTCATTCTTGTAATCTGGCTTATATTTTGGAAAAGACATTATTTCGGTCCTATCCCAACCGGTCTGCCTTGTACTGCTTCAAGCGCTAATTCTTGCTCGTTTAGTTCGAGTTGTGATTTTTTCAATTCTAAATCTTTGTTTTTGAGTGCTAAGTTTATTGCAGCTTCTTCTTGTTTCAGCTTCAATTCTTGTGCTTTTATCTCGGTTTCAATTTGTAATTCTTGTGCTTGAAGTTGTAGTTTTTGTAATTCAACTTGTGCTTTTTGAGCTTGTACTTTCTCCTCAACTGTAGGTTGCGGTGGTTGAGGTGGTGGCATCATAGCAGGATTTGATATGAATGTATCAGTATTTTTATAACCAGCTTGTGCTATAAACTCACTAACTGCATTGTATATATTCTGTGGTTGCACTAATGTACCCATACCACCTTGTTGCACCAAAGTGCTTATAATTTGCATAATACTAGACATTACTTGCATTTTGCTTTGTTGTGAGCCACTTCCTACACCTACACTAACTGTGCAGTTTAGTTTTTCTTTCCATCTCGATACATCAATCGGTACAAATTTACCATTGAGATAAAACATTTTCTCACGATCCTCGTATCTCTGGACAAGCGAGTAGATGTTTCTGAATAAATCTTTTACCCCTGTTTCTGCAAAAATACGAGCAATAAGCTCGATTCTTTGTGTTGCTGACTCTGTTGCTGCTGATATCGCCCCAGAGGTTACATGAGATGTCAATACGTCAGGATTCAGTCCTTGTGTCATTTTAGATACACCTGACCTTTCTTCCCTAATGCCATCTAAGTATCTGACCATATCGAAAGCATAAGGTTGTATTTGTGGTGTCGGCAAAGCAGTTACAGCATTTGGACTTCTCATTCTGACAATACCACCCGGTCTTGATGTCAATAAATCATCGAGTTCTACTTGCCCTGCTAAAACCGCATACCTTGCATTGTTGGTTAGATACATATTGTCTAACAGGTTTCTCATAATCGTTGATTTGATAAGCTGTATATCGCTTACAGTATCAGCAATACTCATGCCATAAAACTTATGTGGTATCGGTATTGGGCAGATAGCTGAGAAAGGAATCATGTCTATCTCGATATTGTCCAATATATAACTACCACCTTTGGTAATCTTTCTAAGTTCGGCAATCCCATCGCCATCGAAGTCGAGTCTTATGTAACACTCGTCAATCCAAACCTTTTTGTTCGGTCCTTCACCTTCTGATGGTGGTACTGAATCATCATCGTAGCTAAACCTTGCTAGTCTTTCCTCGTTCAATTCAGCTTCGGAACTCATGTAGCTTGGTATATCTTCGATTACTTTAGGATCGTAACCTTCTTGTATTAGCTCACTTACAGTCTTTTTTACTCTATGGCATACAAACTGAGCATCGTGTAAATCAACCGCCCTTCTCGACACCAAAAACTCCTCTGGTGGTACAGCTAAGACTCTTACTTGTCCGCTTGTTGTAGTTCTTTGTACTTTTACATCGTGGCTTTTGATTTCAGGGCTAATCATTATGCCATTTTCATCTGACTGTGCTTTTTGTATTAGTGTTTCAGTATGTTCTAATACTTCAAGATCATCATTGGCGAGTATGGCTTGATACTCGATTTCAGTCAGATTTGTGTAATCTTCTTTGGTAACTTCTGTTTTTTCTTCCCAATAATGCTTGATTATGCCTGTTTTGCTGATAAGTGCGTCTTTGAAAGCATCATACAGCACCTTAAAGCCATTATTTTGGCGCATAAAGACATAATTGACGTAATCGGTGGCTTGTCTAGCCATCTCGACATCTTCTGGTCCTTGTGGCTCAAATTCAGCGATGTTGTTGTGTGTAGTAAATATGCGCATAAGCGATGGCATAATATACTCAATCGTATCTCTTACATCGGTGGTAACAATCTCTGATCTGCCATCAATCTCATTGCCAAACTTCTCACCAAGATAATATTTCATGGCATCTTCTCTTTGATTTGAGAGTTCGCTGTTAGCATATCCTGTAGCTGATTGAATTTCTGTGCCTAAATGCGCAACTAATTCGCTTTCAGTCATGTTTTTTGGTTTTTTTGCCATTTGATTCTCTTTCTAATCTTTCAGTTATTCTTGTTATTTTGCTGAGTTTTTGTTCTAGCTTGTCAATTCTTTCTTCTAACTCTTTAAGTTTATGTGCAACAAGCGATGGTGATGTAATGAGTTCTGCCATTATCTTTTTTCTATATTTATCTTCTAAATTTACTTGGTTTGAGCAAATCTTTTCTTCTTTCTGAGTTCATGCCACGAATCGGTTGTCCGCCCATAGTATTCATTGTATTCATCAGCTTTTTCAATTCTTCTTCAGAAATAAGTCCTTTAACGTATTTCATGCTTGGTGACATATCCATTAAAAATTGTCTTTCACCCTCAGATATAGCACCTTTGAGTTTTTTCAATTCATTTCGCATCATACCTTTTTGTTTTTTCATGTCTGCCATTTTTATCTCCTAGACTATTGCTACTTTTGGTCCTAAACGACCTTTTTTGTTCCATTTTGATGTTTCTGTGGTTGAATGTCTTAGACTCATCACTCCATATCTGGTTGCTGACATCAAATCATCTTTGAGTTTGACAATTTTGCCATCTTTTCGGTGATAGAGTCTGTATTCATCAAACCAATCGTATAATGTGTTAAA